ATTTAAGCCAATTTAATATACGTAAATTAGTATCCCAAGTCTGCTGTAATTCAAACCTCATTTTAGTTTTTGATTTGTTTGTTTCTGTCCAATATGAAATAAAGCCGTCTAAGACACTTTCATCATATTTATTAGCATATACCTTAACTTCTTCTATAAAGTTCTTTAAACGTTTTCCTAGTGGTGTTTTAGGCGCATTATTGCTATCTATTTGATACTTGCTAAAATTAATTACTGAAATTACAGTATATTTATTAGTGCTGTGTGTTTTAATATAATTCATTCTTTGTAACTTTTTTAATCTACAATGAACTGAAGATGGTTTCATATATAATTCTTCTGATGCACTAAATCTACCAGTAACAAACTCACCTGTCTTTAATTCTGCATTATATACATTTTTACTAGACTTGCTAGAATTTGCTTTTAAAATACACCATATAAATACTTTTAATAGTTCAGCATCTGCAAATAAACTATTTTCAAGTAATTTTCTATGTAATTTAATCCAACCTTTCATCTAACATATTAATTTCATTATGAAGTACAATTTTTTTCCTTTCTAATTCTGTTATATTGTTTTCAATTTCGCTTAAATATAACATTTTAGTTAATTTATCTTCATTATTAAATAATTTATCTTCTAATAAATTATATCTATTATAAATTCTAGTATATAAATCATTATATTCAGGATATATACGAGGATCATTAATGTATTCAAAGTGTCTTTTGTTATAATAATAAAAGCTAGACCTATCTCTATTTAAATAATAAGAAATCTGAGCTTCTTTTAAACCTACTTCAACCATTAAAAAGTTACTAAATACCATTCTTGCTAAAACTAAATCTCTAGATCTATTTTTAGTATCTAATATACCTGCTTCTAAATTTGCTTCGTCTTCAATAATATATTTTATTTTTCTAATTTCTTTAGTTACCATTTTTTTAAGTCTTGTATAGTTAATTTATGTTGTAAATCTTCAATATAATTTATCACTTCATCTGGTAAATCATTATCATTTTCATACATCCAATTATCAAATTTATCTTCTATTGATAAGTCTTCTTCTTCGTCTTTTCCATCTCTATCGCTCATTAACTTCCATTGATCATAATTCATATTCTTTCTTTTTAGTTTTACGTTTCTTTTTAAGTCCGCAGAATTTTTTACACTTTAGACAATACCAATAATATTTACCAAGTGTATCAAAAACTCTTTTTGAGTAATCATACTTGCAGCAATTACTTACGTATTTTTTATCATGTATCATTTTAAAATGGAACATCTTCATTTAGAGAAGATATAAAATTATCTTTCTCTTGTTCAGTTGTTTTACTTTCTATTTTCCAAGCTTGAGCTTGTGTGTACCATTTATCATTATATTCTCTGCTTGATAAATTAAATTGTACAACAACCTCATCTCCTGATGATTGTGTAAGTTGTTCAACTTTTTCATCACCAAATAATGTCAAACATAATGTACTATTATATTTTTCTCCATTATCTATGACAAAATCTCTTTTCATCCATTCTTTTCCATTTTTTGATACACCTTTTTGTATATCGTAAATTCTAGTTATAGTTCCTTTAATTTCCATAATATTATTTTAATTATTCTGATGGTAAGTCAAGTTCGTAACATAAATCTAATCCGTACCAATAGACAAGATTATTGACAAGTATTTCCTCATTGTCAAATTTCGTTTGTATTTCTCCATAATGGTCTTCTTCAAATTCATTACATAATCTAATAGCTTCAAAAACATCTAAATCATGTTTTTTTAACCATTCTCTACATTGATAGTAACCAATTATATAATAATCTTCATTAAACATATTAAAATGATTTCTATTATCTTTTGGGTGATCATAAATGTGTTCTAATAATTCTTCTTTTATAGTTTCTTTCATTTTGTGTGTCTTTTCCACTGCTCTCTGCAGTCTTTTGGGTTATCGTTTTCTTTTAAATCTTCTATTATTGAATTAGCTTCATCAAAATCTAAATGTTCAAATTCTAAATTATCATATTTATATGCAACAGAAGAGGTATTTAATAAATTTTCAATAATTGAAATTTGTATTAGATTGCACTTGTTGTCTAAAAAGTCATCTATCCAATCCATTATTTTTGTTTGAATTCTTCTGCTTCATCTTCTGCAAATACTCCTAGTGCATAAAATCCTGCTAATTTTAATACTGCTCTACTTAAAGCTCTTTTTTCTGCCATTTCCATAACATACCAAGTATTGCAATTTCCTGTTTTAAAATCACCTTTTAATGCAGATCCAAAAGTTTGCATAGGTTCATCATCATTTATTCGAGCCATAGCTTGAATAACTGCAAAGTTTTCTTTGCATACAATTACATTGTATTGTATTTGTATATTAAGGTTAGCTTGTATTTTTTCAATACCACTACGTTTGATAATCGTGTAGTGTTGATGTTTGAATACATCTTCTTTTTGTAGATTGTTTTCTATAAATAATCTTTTTAATGTTTCTTTTTGTGTTTCTGACATTTTTAGTAAGTTAAAGTTATTATTCCAATTATATCTAATGTTATTATAAGAGTAGCTAATACTAAGCCTAAAACTATAGTAATTTTAGTATCTTTTTTCATTTGCTTATTTTTTTAAGTTGTTTTGCTAATATTTCATTTTTCATAAAATAAATTTCTCGTCTAGCAATTTCTAAACCATGAGCTATATCTAAATTATCTTCAGATATATTTTCTATTCTCTGTTCATCTATTCTTTTAATAGTATCATCTATTACTTCGTGAGCAGTTGATAAATATATGTGAGTTTCTTTTGTTTTATTAGATTTGTAATAATCAACAAAAGTTTCTGTGAAAAGTTTTTTGAGTTCCATAATTTTTTTTGTGTTTAATTATGATGTAAATATATAGACTATCTGCCAAATAAAAAAGGTTTTTGTTAAAAAACTTTGTTTTTAATCTAGTAAAAAAAGTTAGTAATCTATATATAAGTATATATATATATATAATATTATTATATACTAAATACTAATATAATATATATTAATTATTTAATTATTGTTTGTGTTGGATTGTTATTTAACTGTTGTCTAATTGATGTCCAATTGATGTTTAATTGATGTTAAATAAAATATTTTAAATGCTAATATTTAGCTCAATAACATTGGTAATACTATAGGTAAAGTGCCATTTTCTAAAACTACAGCACAACTAACTATATATTTTTTAGTAAAATTTTTAGCATATGCCATAGCATAAGACCTATCATCAACTCCACAACCTACTTGCATCGCAAAAAGCTTGTTTTCTTTGTTACAATACCAATCTACATAAGCTTCTGTATGGATATGACCTTGGACAATAGAAGTATGCCACTCTCTTAGTCTTTTTGTAGCACCTTTGCCACTACTACCTGTGCCATGTACATAAGTAACATTGTCTATTCTATGTTCTTGTTGAAAGTCCCAATCAGGCGTTCCTAATACTTCACTATAGCTTTTGATCCATTTATTTGATACACCACTAGAAAATGCTTTACGGCAAATAATAGCATCATGGTTACCTATACATACTTTAGCTTTTGGAAATTCTTTATACCATTTTTGTATAACTGCTATTGCTCTGTCTAATTCTTCTCCTGCACCATATCCATCTGGCGATGGCTCATGGAATGAGCTGTAATGATTATCAATTACATCACCTATCAGCACTACTTCATTACAATTATATTTATCATACATATCTACACAATGTTCTAAGTAGCCATCCCTTTGGAAAGGTGCGTGTAAATCACCTATGATCAAAACATTTCTAGTATGTTTTTTTCTATGTTCTAAAATAAGTTTTTCTTCGTAAGGTTTTAATCTGTATCTATTGTTTGCCATTTTTTACTTTTTCATAAGAGCGCCCACCAAAATAAGCACCGAAACAAGTGATAGCTAACATACTCCATAAATCGACCATACTACTATTAAGCTGTAAATCAGTATATCCAAAATCTATAAGAGTAAATACTGTAAGCACTAGTAATAGAAAAGCTAGTGTAAGTGGTCGTATAGACCTTGTAAGCCAGTTACCGTTAGTATCTGCTTGCCACCTTTTAGTGACTTCAAGCTGTATATCCTTTTCAAAGTTTAGTATAGACTTGTTAACTTCTGCTTTTATTAATTCTTTCTCTTCTGCGCTAGTATGTATTTTATCTATAGCGTTACCAACACTATTAACTAAATCTGTAGCGCCTGCGCTAAATATTTTTTTTATAATACTCATATTTTTTTAATATAACCAACAGGCATTAGGCTTACTATCATCATCGTCTAAATGCAAAAATGTCTTGCCTATTCCTAAACGTCTACCTAAACCTACTTTTATTATTGCGCTAATTAATTCACTTCTATCTGCACTATTGTTACAATGTATATCTACGGCTTTACAAGGCACTTTTGCGTGGCTACTACCAACTCGCCCACCGCAAGCTAGATTATGTTCAGGCGTTCTGTAGCCACTATTTATTTTTATAGGCTTGCCATATATATGGCGTATCTCGTCTAATTTGTGTAAAAAATCTATACACATTTTGCCACCGTCAGACGTAGGTAAGCCGCTGCCTATTTCATCTGGGCTGTCAAATTCTTCAAAATTAAAATAATTGAGCATAATTATATTTTACAATGATCACATAGACCTATACAAACTTTTTTAAAAGTTATATAGTATATTATATTACAGATTATTTTTTTCATTTTTTTTGTTTTATAAATTCAAGTATTGTGTCAATTTTAGACTTTATGTATTGCATGTCTTTTGCATTATTTTCGTGGTGTTTTGAAAATTCGCCTTTAACCTCGTAAATGGAAAAAACGAAAAATTTGTATAAAGCGTATAAACTACCAAGCAATAATATAAGTGTTAAGCCGTATCTTTCTATGAGTTGTAGTATTTCTTCCATTATCTTCTTTTATTACAAATTTCAAGCTTTGCTATTTCTTTTTCTAGTTCAACTATTCTATCTTCGCATTCATTTATTACTTTTATTTTTTTCTCTAATCTTTTTTCTAGTACTTGTATATCTTCGTCAAGTTGTCCTATTTGACTGTAAGCTATACCCATGGTAAATATGATACCAATTACCCATATAATATTTCCTACACTTAACGTTAAATCTTTTTGTATCATTTGCCCTGACCTCTATATTTCTTTTTGTAGCCGCTTTGCCCTTTACTAGCATTTTTACTATGCTTTCTTCTTTTCACCTTTGGTTTATCTATAAAATTAGATATAATCTTTCTAGCCATTATTTACGTTTATTTCTGTAATACATAAATCTATCTATAGTATATATAATAGATATTACTAATAATACTATCTGTAATACTTGCTCAACTGCCGTAAAACTGATTGATAGTGTGACACTATTTAGCCCTAGTACGTCTGCGTTCTCTCTTATTAGGTTTTTCATCTTTTTTGTCTAAATAGCTTTTTAGCTTTGTTATGTTTTCTTTTTTTGGCTTATACATTAATCAGGTGATATGTCAGGAGTTAAAAAGTCTTTTAATGTTATATGACTTCTAGTAGTATTCTGGTTATAGTCAGTTAAATTCATACCACTAAAATAAGCTTCTCTAGTAGGTGATAAATCAGCACCGCTATTACTACTATATTCAGCAAAGCTAGCTGTATTATTGCATATATAGTCTACCATTCTTTTAGCGTAATATTCGGCTGTGTTTTTTATAATTTCTCTCATGTATACTATATCTTCTAAACTTGCAGCACTACTAGTTTCACTAATCTTACGAACTATATCTTTGTTCATTATTTTGTAAGATAAAAATGGTAAACATTCATATAAAGCGTAGTGTATCAATACAGGTTGTATATATACGTCTAGTAAAGTCTCGTAAGCGCCTGCTACTGAATTACCTACAATATCAGCTTGTAGTTTATCATATAGATCAGTACCTAATAGCTGATGTATATGTATGTCCTGTGATACCTTTATGTAAGGTAATAATAATTCAGCATCTACATTACCATTAATAGTAGTGCTTTTCTTTATTGTTTCTTCTGATATAAATAATACTGCCATGTCTTTATTTTCTTATAAATCCTTTATCTGCTCTACGTGCAGGCGCAATAGATACACTTCTTTCACTTCTTGGTTGTGGTTGTGGTTTAAATCCTGCACTTCTAGCTTTTGCTACACTAACTACTCTATCGCTATCACTAGGTTTGTCACCTTGTTTGCTAACGTAAATACGTCTATACCATCTATGATGACAGTTACCGCCGCCCTTATACAACCATATAGAATAAGTATTTGAACCGCCTGCGCCCCATCCTGCATTAACAGGCTGTGTACCCATTCTTAATATGTCTTCTTTTCTGTATACTTTACCTGCAACACTAGCGTTCATCATTTTTTTACAAAATTCTCTGCTATTGCCTGCTTTATCTCTAGTTAAGCCTTTGTCTTCATTGTAGTAATAGCGTACTCTGTATAGGTTGCCGTCTCTGTCTGTGCCGTCCTGCTCGCTTTTTGCTTTAGGGTAGCTACGTCCTACTCTAGCAAAATGTAACTTTTCTAAATTGTATTCAAAATCAAAGTCTTCATGTTCGCCCTCTGCGTCTTCGTCATCTAATATATCCCAGTTTTCTAAGTCTTCGTCTTCACCGTACTCATTAATCAATTTGTCTAGTAAAGTCTTTTTTTTTAATTCTACTTCTTCTGTTACGCTTTGCTCGTTATCTTTAAGCGCTTCATAACCTGCTTGCTGTCTTATTTCGTTTTGTGTAAGCACGTCTTTAAGAATATCAGAACCAAACATAGAATTGATAGGAGACACATTTTGTATGCTAACTGATATAGATATATTGTTTACATTTAATATCTTCTTAAAAGTCTTTAAAAGTATGTTTTGGTAAGGTTTTATAACTGTATTCATATACAGCTCAAAAGCATTAGTAAGTTCATTACGTCCGCCAAGCTGTCCGTCTGTCTTAACTCCTAATAGCATGGGACTTGTAACTCTGTGTCCGATCATTATGTTCTGTATACATAACTCATTCAATACAGTATATTGTTTGTCTGCATTTGATACTTGTATAGGAACTATCTCTGGTTTTTCTTGATCATTTTCTGTGAACGTAAGTACAAATTTGCCTGCATTATTAGCGCCACTGAATTTTTTTGTTATTTGTCTTTCTATTCTTTCTCTTTCCTCTTTGGTAGGTATACCATTAGCAAAATTGATAAAATAAGAGCCGCTAAATCCATTTGCTATATTGTTTAAGTGATAGTCTGCTGTTAAGCTATCGATTTCTATCCAATTTGTAGATGCTACATAATCTGGTGTGTGATATACTTCCATAGCAGGACTATATAAACCTGTATATAGTATTTGTGATGCTTCTCGTCTATCATTTGCATTAAAAGCAGCCACTCTTTGTGGCATATATTCTTTTTTACGATACTGAGCCCAATCAGCGCTCAAATAATAGTCTTTAACTCTATTATGCTTATCAGGTACACCTACTCGTAAATGTTCTACAGGTATATGATATATCTCTGAAATTCTTGTGCGATCTTTACTCCATATAATATTTAAAGCAAAAGAGCCTTGCAATTTTAAGTCAAAAGCAGCTTTATTTAATACTTCATGTGCCGTCTCTTTACCATTGATATTAGCTAAAAACTTTTTAAGTTCTACATATTGACTTAAATCATTTCCTTCTTCTATTAGTAAGTCTTCACCTGCTATCATAGCACTAGTAGCATTAACTATAGCTGCATGTGTAGCACTATTGTTATATAAGTCTACTAAATAACTGGGAAAAAGATTTTTGTAGCTATTGTCGCCGTATTGTACCCAGTCTAAATGAGGTACCTCTTTAACTGTAGGCTGTACTACATTAGTTAGTTGTATTGCTTGTAGTCTATCTTTCATTATACGCCTGTTCTAGTTGATATTTCATTTTCTATAGCTGTAATGTTAGAAGCGCTTACCTCCTGGTTATATATAGCAATCTCATACATTAAGCTATCAGTAGCACCATTACCCAGTTTAGTGAAGTCGAATAAATTAGAAATTGCTAGAGTGCTTGTATTAGTTTGTGTGCTACCATTTATACGTATAGTCATTTGACCATCACTAGCGCGTCTTATAATAGTAAATAATAACTTACCAGTAGGTAATCCACTATCTAAGTCTATATCTCTGTTTATGCCGTTTATTCTAGCTCTAAAGCCTGCAGCTGCAGCACCTCTATAAAATCTTAATTCATCATTACCTGCCCTACCTAGTACCGCTTCATTACTTGCGCCACTTTCTACTATATCTATTACGCCAAAAATAGTAAATGCGCCTAAATTTAATTGATTTGTACTTGGGCTGTCAGTTTCTAGTACACTGCTATTACCATTTGTAAATGATAGTTCACCAGTAGCAGGCGAGTAAGGTACACTAGTTCCTGCGTCTGGCTGTAAATCCATATCTACACTAGAGTTACCGCTGCTATCAATCCATTCAGTAACGTTTCTTGAGCCGTCAAAAGTAGCCGTTTTAAATTTGTACCATGCCACTAAGCCAGTCACATCAGGTAGTACACTGCCTGCCGCTACTCTAGTTTTTATGATTAGATTATTTGCTAGTGTATACATATTAGTTATGGTAGCCTATAGCTACGCCGCTAGTAAGTGTTATTGCTGTAATATTACCAAAAATAACTGTACCTGCAGGTATAGTTGTATGTAGTGCGCTTTCTCCTGTGCCGCCTGTTATAGTTATAGAAGCTATTACTGTTTCAGTAACAAAATGTACAGCGTAAAAGTCTTCTGTCTGTGCAGCCGTTGTAAAACATGTAATAGTACCTTGTTTGCCTAGTTGCTCTCTTAAGAGTTGTGTATTATTTTTATATGCCATTGTTATATAGTTAGATATACTGTGTTAGAGTTAGTTGTGTTTGTATTGTCAGTAGGTGTATACTGTGTGTATGATACCTCTGTATTTGCTGTATCATCAAAATATAGCTTACCTCTACTTATAGGCGTTACTGCGCTCTGTAAAGCTACATAGTTACCTTGATTTAGTGCAGCGTTTGTGGTCTCCCATATTCTATATGTAAAAAATCCCTGCTCTACAAAGTTGTGAGTATCAGGCTCTATTATAGAAAACATTAAATACCTCGCTGTAGTTTCTGATAGTGTTATATAAAAGCCTTTATTTTGTTGCGTCATATCGTTTATAACTTCCATAAAGAAGTATACCGTAGTGCCACTAGCAAAAGTTCTTTTATCTGCTATGCTTAACTTAACACGATTTGTAACACCACTTTTAATAACAATCATACACTAATATATATAAATAGTAGTATTTGTTTCATATATGTCAAAAAAAAAGGGCAAAAAGCCCTCTTTTCTTAATATATTCTAAGTATTTCTTAGTCTTCGTCTATAGTGATAGCTACACCGCCATTAAACGCATTATTGTCAAATGGGTTAGTAGTATAGTCAGCTACGATAGATACAGGGAAACGCTCCATACCACTAAAGGTAAGGTTATAACCTGCCATATCTCCGAAAGCAGCGCCACTAGCAGCCGTTCCTGTAGTTAGCTCTAAGCCGTTTTCACTACCTAAGCATAAGATAACATCATGTCCGCCTGTAGCTACTCTCTGATTTAATTGAACAAAAACTACTACTCTATTTTGTGCTAGTAGCTTAATTTCGTTTTGGTCAGCCGCGCTTAA